ATGAAAAATAAGACTATTGAAATTTATAATTATGAAGATGAGACCGCAAAAACACAAATAACAATCAATTCACTTTTTAAAAATGATACAATTTCATTTGAACAAATAGACATAGAAGATATTAAGATATTTTTAAAGCATGGAATTTTTGCTATAAAAGGATATATTCGACATGCGGATGATATAAACGGTGAAAATATATTAAAATTAAATAAATGGTGCAGAACGAATGGGGATAAAATAGAATGGTTAAAAAGAATTAATATAAAAATTGTCAGAAGTGGCCATGTTATTAGAGAATATATATTTAACGGATTTGTAGCTGATTATATAGAGTTTTTTAATAAGGGAAAACATATGTTCTATGTAGTTATAAGACAATATAAATTACAACCTTTAGATGGTAGAGGAGAAACAGGAGCCGATAGTTTAAGTTCTTATGTTGGAAATATTGAAATTAAAGATGTATCTAACGAATTAATTATTTTATCTATGGACTGGAGTAAAACTCTAATGAGTACCAGTAACTTAGCGGCAACAATTGGAATTAGTCAAACTATAAAACATAATCCTCTATCAGTATCGTTTATACTGATAGCACATACGACAGGTATGATAACTGAGTTTATAGCAGATGTTTATTTTGTAGCTAAAGGCACCCCAGATAAGATGGGAAGTTTTAACATGACCAGAGATTGGTTTTATAAACCACTTGGAAAAATAATTTCTGAAAGTATAAATAGAAAATATCCAACTGTTCAACTAAATAAAAATTTAGGAGAAGATATATATAACATTGGAAATCTTGTATTTTCTGTTTTTGATTTAGGTGGAAAAGTTATAAACGGATATAAAGCATTAAAAAATATAAAAGGAGAAGGAATTTTATTTACGATTAAAATTAAAAATGTAAAAGTTAGTCACTTTGGTAGAGAATTGCAACCAACAAAATATATAGGATTAACACCATTAAAAGCAACAGTGCAATTTACTAAAGATATGGGGCTTGATATATATGCAACAAAAGAGGGGTTTAAATCTGAATTAGAAAAAAGAGAAAAAAGCTATCCTAAAATAAATAATATCATAATGCCAAAAAATACAGATATAAAGTAAGGAGGTTTTAATGAAAGTTGATTTTAAAAAAATATTTATAAAATACTTTTTACCACCATTTATTTTTATAGGTATTTTAACTTTAAAAACATATTTAGAAATAGATTACATTGCTCCTTTTGATTCTGATCATGTAATTATATATCTTGCTTTTCTTATGGGAACTTGGATGTTTTGGGCTTTACTAGATTATTTTCAACATGTTACAGGTATATTGATGGCTGAAACATGGGTAAGTAGAATAATTTTTATTATAGTAGCTTTAGCATTATTTTATATCTATAGAATTAACGGAAGAATATAAATATTAATTGTAATTTTTCATAATACAAAAAGACTCCTCAGTTTTATTGAGGAGCCTTTTATTTTTTTAAGGTTTAAAAATATATATTCCATTTTTGTCTGTATGCATATCATCTACATGGATATATCCTTTTTTTAGAGTCACTTCTGGATCCTCGATTCTTGTAATCATATGATATTTTTCTTGATTGTTAATAATTCTCTCGTAAACCTTTTTCATATCCATATTTGGAACTTCAAAGTCTACACCTCTCCCCAGCACATGGGCACTTAAATATAATTTGTTTGATTTTACTTTATCTATTACAATGCTATCTAAAGTTGTTCTAAGCCCTCTTTGTGTTATCCCATGACTTGGTCTATTAACTAATACAGGAACCCCTAAATCTTCTCTTAAGGTATCCAGGAACAACCAGATATTGTCGCTTATATATTTTCTAGCATCGTCTCCAAGCTTTTCATATACTTGTGGAGATACTAATTCTTTAACTTTAAAATATTTGCTCTTGTACATTTTTAATCTCCTTCTATACTTTCTTTATGTTTTACTGAAGCTAAAATATTTTTAATTGGAGTAGGGATAGGAAAACCTAGATTTTCTAAGTTTTCCAAGATTGAAATACCCTCCATTATGATGCACGCATTTATTAACATTTCTCTCAGGGAAAATCCGAGGTCTTTTAATGCTCCTGATTTGTCAATTTGATACATTACAGTTATTGCAATATATATTGAAGGTTTCTTAAAAATAAATCCTTTATACATGGTACGAGAGAAAACATTTCCATTTTTAATTCCTTTTAAAATACCTGTTATGACATCTAACACTGTTAGAATAAACAGAGATTCTAAAGCGTTATCAAAACCTCCTATAAGCGGAATAATAAAGCCTAAACAAAGGTATTTAAAAAGATTTATTATATAGAGCATTAAATTTTCTAGTATATCTTTCACAAAATCTCCTTTCTTACTTTTTGAAGTCTGCTTCAATTTTGGTCATTTTTTTAATTTTGTCTTTCCCTCCAGTTATGTGTAAAAATATTTTTACACTATTCCAAATAACTTTTGTTACAGTAATAAATTTATTCATTAGTTTTCTCCATGTGTTTTTTAATTTGTTGCATCTCTTTTACTAATTCATTTATTTGTTTTTGCTGTTCTTGTATTGCTTTTGTTAGAACTGGTATAAACTCAGTATAACCAATACTTAAAACTTCTTTTCCACCATTTATAGAATGGTCCTGATAGCCACCAAAATCAACTCCCAGTTCTCTCATAGTTTGAAATACTTCTTGCGCTATAAATCCTTGATGAAGTCTCCATCCTTTTTTACTTCCATCTTTTTTTATATTTTCAATATCAAATATTTTCAATGCTTCTGCATGATTTATCTTTCTACCCTTTTTATTTAATTTTTCTATTTTTTTTCTAATTTTATCAATTTCTTGATAATCTCTGTAAGATTCTCTATAGTCAAATCTGTATTCCCTAGGCTTTAATTTCATAATGAACCCTAGTCCTAGTTCCGTATCTTTTATATCAGTTTTATCTCTTTCGTCCGAACGATTCTGAACACTCCCATAACAATAAGCTGTTGTAGATCTATCACCAAGTTGTAGTTGATGATCTCCAGTTGCAGTTGACTTGTATCCTAAACATGTTGTGAATGAAAAATCATTAATACCTTCTCCACTCTGAAATCCTACCGCTGTATTGAAATCTCCATATTGTAAATTACGAAGAGACCCTGATCCCAAAGCTGTATTCCCACTTGCACTGTATTGTCTGTCGCATAAAGCCTCACTTCCAAACGCTGTATTATCAGTGCCTGAGCTTGTTTTAAAGAGAGCTTCATTTCCTACCGCTGTATTATTTCTTTCAAGCATCTCTTCACCATCAACTTTATTGAAAATTACTGAAGAACTGTTGTATCTAAATGAACCACCAACTGATATTTTTCCATTATCAATATTAATTCCTTCTCCTATTTGAACTATACCTCTTCCATTTTTTGTTGAAATTGGATATATTGGGTTAATTACTCCATCTGGATTAATCTGCATATTTACACCAACTCTCACTCCACCTAATTTAGTTTTAGTTGCTGGTTTTAAAGTTTCAAACTCTCCCGCCATTTTAACAACAAATTCAAATCCTTTTTGTTTTTTTTCAAATAGTTTAGCATTGTCTAAATTATCGCTTGAGATAACTACATATGATCCAATAGGAATTTCATCATTGATAAAATCATTTTCCATCTCAACAATTGATGAATATGTTTTAAAAATATGAAAAGAATTCCCTTTTGTACCTTTAGGAGAAATAAATTCTCCTATTTTTTCATCGTTATCAATAAAAATTTCATATACATTATCACCGTTTGGAAGTGTCTCTTTAAATTTTAAAATTTTTATTGAGAAACCTCTGTAAGCTTCAAAAAAATCCTCTAATGTTCCTTCATTATCTTTTCCCAACCATAATTCAAAAGCACTTTCACCATCTAGAAGATTGACTGGATAACTAGTTCCATTTGTAAGAGATATCAAAATTCTATTAGTAAGCCCCTCTTTTACATGGGTTATATTAGAAATTCCAACACCATCTTCACCTTTAGGACCTAAAATACCCTGTATACCTTGTTCTCCTTTTGGAATAGTGAATTCCCCTATAATGAAGTTATCTTCTCTTATGACTTTATAAACACTATCTCCATTTGGAAGTTTTTCTTTAAATACTATCTTTGAAATTGATAATCCTGATGGTCCTGTCACAACACCAGCTTTCACTTTTAAATTTATAATTCCAGTGCTCATTAACTCACCCTTTCCCATATATATTTAGTTATATATTTAGGTACAATACTAAAAGGTTTCCCTTCACCAACTTTATCAGTTTTCAATTTCCATAAAGTTCCACCTTTTCCACTTTTAAATTGTTCTCCCGATTGTTGAATTGACGGTGAAAATCCCCATCTCGCATCAGTAAAACCACCTACATCGTGACCGTGTTCTGGCAGGTGCTTTAAAAGTAGATTTATTTCATAGTTTCCCCCAGTTTGATTTAGAGTTTTAAATAATGGTTCTCCATCAATAACAGGATGGATGAATCCTTCTGTTATTCTTTTCCATTTAGTTTTAGGCCATCTAGTTTCAGGATTTGTATTGGATGAAGTAATTAAGACTTCGCCTACACCATGTGGACAAGCTTCTAATAAAGTTTTAACTTCTTTAGCCATTTCAATATTAAAATTTGTTAAGAGTTTAAGAGAATTACAAAGATTATCCCAGTTTGTATTTAATACATGACCTGCCGGTATGTCTGCCATTGGTTTATTTAAAGTATTTATATCAGTGCTATAAATTTCAGGTTTATATACTTCTGTAATGTTTGAAATAACACCTTCTAATGTTTTTGTTAGTTGATCTAATCTATTCATGTAGGTCTCCTTATTTAATTATAGTAACTGTATCATCTTTTATTTTGCTGTCTACATAAAGCCAGTTATTTCTTTTGTATGATATTTTCCCTCCTCCTAAGATGGATGTTGTACACTCCATGGATCCATCATCCTCAACAGAAATTCTGTGAACTATTGAATGAGCTCTGAGGTGTAAGGGTTGTTCTGTTATGTTTGGATGTATAAACCAAAGTTCATCATTTAATTTTAACTTAGGCATCAAGGTAGTTTCTATTGAGTAACTAACCTGCGGGTCTTTTAAATCACTAAGAGCCATATTGGCCAAATTAAGAGCTCTATCTTTTGTTGTTACTACATCTTTGGTAACTTCAAGACCTAAAGTTAGTCTATTTTCTCTTTGGTAGAGGTCTATACTTCCTTGACTTCTAACTTCAATGATGTTCTCTTTAGATAACTCCTTATCTTTATAAATGACTTCTACAATATTTCTAACTTCACTTAATCCTCCAGAAGAGGTGAAATTTCCTATTAGGTCATAGGTATTTAATTGATAAGTAATATAATTAACATTAACAATGTCTTCAAAGGCTAAAACTTGCTTGTTTTTGCTTCTATTGTATTTAAAGTATAGAGCCCATCCTTTAGCTAATGCTAGCTTCTGGATAGCTTCCCAGATAGTTACATTTTCTATTTTGTAATCTTCTGTTAGAATTGTAGTATTATCAGCACTTTCAACGCCATATATAAACTCGAAATCAGTTTGTTTATTATCTTCTAAAATAGCTTTTATAGTATCTACATAAGTAGTATTTTTAGGATAAGTCTTATTTATTGCCATAACATCAAGTTTCCACGATAAATCTTGGCATATATATGTTACTTGGTGATATTCATTTGTTGTATAGTCGTCTATATATCCATCAAAGATAATAACATCTTCTTTAGAGTTAAAAAGCAGACATACTACAAGTCTGACTCTTTTTGGAATAGGTTTATTTAATTTAACTCTAATTCCTGTTCCTTCTTTTGTTACTTTCATAATTTCATAAGGGAAATTTAAAGGATCCTCTTCTTTAGAAAAATATAAGTATTCAACTCCGTATCTATCACTAAAATATAATCTAGAAAGATAACCTTTAGACCAAGGAACAAAGTGATATTTGTAATATCCTAAAAGTTCAATTACATCTGGATCAACGTTAGGAATATAATACTCATCTGTCTCATTCCCTTCAATTTCAACTCTATCACTGTCTAAATCACTTGCAATTACCTCTATTAATAAATTTATATTTTCATATTTTTGTAATATTCTGTTGAAATAAAGATAAACTCCATTATTCATTTTTGAAATACTCGTTATCTCAATATTTGCTTCGCTTGGAGTCAAATCTTCTCCACCATCATTTAAAGAAACTATCTTTACATTTTGGACTCTTTTTAAATTTCTAATAAATAGATAATCTTTTTCAATCCCAGCAAAGTCATAATTATAGGATTGAAGTGATTCAACTGTTCTGACTTTTACCCTTATCCGTCTATTTGGCTGAAATTGGTTGGTAGATAGTGCCGGTTGAACTGTTAAAGCTTCATTGATATTACAGTGAGTTGTTATATCTGCAAATTTCTTTAGGTTATCAAGTCCGAAACTATTATTTCCAATTCCATTAGTGTTTCCTAATCTAATTTCTGTGGTTCCTATAACTAAATTGGTAATATCTTGCCATTCTCCAACATTATTGAGGATTTCATATTTAACCTGGTATTTTCTTTTCAATTATTAAACCTCCTCTAATGTGAAGGAATATGATTTTCCTAGTTTTAGTTTGCCATCTATATGTACCTTTTGAAGCTTTTCTTCTACTTCTCCAGTTAATAATGTCTTATATTTTTTTCCATGAATACAAATAACTATCCATTCTCCTACAAAATTTCCATAGATAGATCTTTCAAATTCATCAATAGAATTTATAATAAGACCTTTTTTCAGTTCGTATGGATTATCTGTCATAGGTATAGTTTGAATGTTAAATTTTCTTTTTCTTTTAGAATCAAAAGTACTACTAGATATTAGCTCTCCTTGATGATTTCTAACTATAGATAACATTGTTGAAATAGTTGTATTATTTATCGTTGAAATACTATTAATTCTTATTCCGTTTATAATTATTCCAACTTTATCATTAGCTACACATGAATACTTAAAATCACCTGTGTATTCATTTGAATAAGAGGTTGAAAACAACAGTTCCGAATGATTTCTTATAAACCCTTTAAATTCAATTTCAATACTTCTATTTCTCACTAAATCAGGAAGAAGAATTGTTCCTCCACTTAAATTTATTGTTTCAAATTTAGATTTAGCCCACGAAGGCAAAAGAAATATTGGGGTAACATCTTTTTCTAAAATAAAATCAAAATGGATTGTAACTATTTCAGTTTGTATATTTTTTTCGATAGTTATTATATGATCTGTATTTTCCGCCTTTAAATTTTCTGTTCTTATCATGCTTTACCACCTTATCTATATCTAACTGTAGCTTTCATTTGTTGATTATCAATTCTCTTAGCTTTTTGTACAACTTCATTAATTTTCAAATCAAACGCTTTTCCTCCAATTTCAAGAGATATCACGTTATCAACTTTTAATTCTGGTATTTCAATCATTATATTTTTTAAAGTTTTCTCTAAAGAGTTTTCTTTTAATTGTGGAATAGATATTGCATTCTTTTCAGATTTCATTAGATTATCAGTTCTTAAATTCATAGTATTTAGGGTGTTTACTAGACCATTTAAATCACTTTGATGATTTCCTAAGTTTTGTAACCATAGATTAGTTGCCATTCCTTGAACAGTGTTCTTACTATTTTTATTGGCTTTATCTACAGTATTGTTTAGATTATCTAAAGATATACCTAAAGACTCAAAGATACTCTTTAGTTCTTCATTCCCAAGTTCCATATATTGTTTTATGAGGTTTATATATTCATCTAAAGATAAATTCTCAAGATTTGATATATCCAAATCAATACCTAGATTTTTATCATTCTTAAACATGTCAGTTATCATATTTGTTACCTTATCACTTAATCCATTAAATAGACCCTTTGCTATTTCAGTTTGTAAAAAGGCATTCTTCAAGCTGTCTGCAACAGCTTTTTCAAGATTATCTCCTAAGTCATCTATTCCATCCCCAAATCCCTCTCTCACTACTCCACTTATTTTATCTGCTGAAAAGTCTATGATGTTCTTAATAGTTTCTTTTAGAGACTCCTCAAGCTCTCTATTTGCCTGTGTTATCTGTTGTGCCAATGCTCCGATATCTATTGCTCCATATTTCCCTTCTCCTGTTGAAATAGTGTCTCCATTAACGACCGCTCCACCAGTTGTAGCTTTAAACCAATCCATAATCTCTTGCTCTTGCATATGCGGCATAAGTTTTTTTAATTGAGAAATACTCATTCCATCTTTTCCAACTTGTGCTCCAGTTAAAGAACTTTTAATATCATCATAGTTAGTATTTTTAGACACTTGATCTAACATATTAACTTTAGTTCCTAACCCACTTTTTTCTAATTCTTCATTAAAGGCTTCAATTGTATCTTGAAATTTAAATTGTCCCGATATTTGCCCTTCCTGAAGTCTTTTTTGAGCTTCCTCAGCTCTTTTCTTCTCTCTCTTTGCTTTCTTTTTCTTTTTGTTACCAAATAATCCCCCCGTGGCTCCACCAACTGAACCCCCTACTATTGCTCCCACTTGTGCACCCGCAGGACCTCCAATAGCAAATCCTAATCCAGCTCCAGCAGCCGAACCTACAGCTGAACCGATTTGCCCTTCTTGACTCCCTCCTGAAATAGCAGCATCTACACCAGAACCTACTCCCATTCCATTTCCAAAGGCCTCTAATCCTTTACCAACTGAGGTATCTTTAAAAGCACTACTAGCACCTAAGGAGCTTGATATTTTATCCAAAGTTTCTGTAGGCATATTACTTACAGTATCAAAAATAGCACTTGCCCCTTTCATCATGTTTGAAGCAGTTTTGTTTCCTGTTGCATCAAATACTTTTGATAAATTATTTAAATTTTTAGTAACGCTATTTATAGAATCTTCGAATTCTTTTATTCTCTTTTTAGTTGATTCTTCCAACCCGGTAGTATCAAAATTTAGCTGAGTAGAAGTTATCTCATTGTTGATAGATTTAATCTCGGAAGAATCTTTATTTGGATCTAATTTATCTTTTTTTGATTTTAAAAGGGTTATTTTTTCGTCGGTATTAATTAAGGCTAATTCTCTTTCCCTCTCTTCTTTTAATCTACTGTATCTCTCTTCAGAGAAGCTGCTTTCTATTTCTTTTAGGTTCTCTTGATACTTTCTTTCTACTTCAATCTTTTTATCATTAAAATCATTTTTGATATCTTGTTCCTGGAGTTTATATAGTTTTTCTTGTTCTTCTTTTCTCAATTTCTCTTGATTTTTTCTATTATTCTCTTCTCTAATTGCTGCATTTGCTTGAACATCATCTTTTTCAAGAGTTAAACTATTAATTTCATTATTAGTCTTTTCTACAATCGATTTATCTCTCTCATTAAGTATCCTTGATTTTAATTCTTCAATCTTAATTTCAAGCCCCGCTATTCTACTGTCATCTTCAATTTTAGATAGTTTACCTTGATAAGCTTCATCTATTTTAGGTCTTGTTCCATCTGTTGTAGTTTTCAATTGTACAGCATATTCTTTTTTTGCTTCAATGATAGCTCTTTGTTTTGTTCTTTCTAATTCTTTATTTTTAGCATCCCAGTTAGTGTAATTTCCTTCTGTTTGAGAAGTAGTTTCTATCGTTTTATTCTCTTTTGTTTTATTCTCTTTTAGTGACTGTAATTTTTCAGAATTTGGATTCAACAGTTTATCTTCTATATTTTTTTGATCTGTTACTTGTTTTTCTAATTGTTTCACTAAAGATTCTCGCAATTGAAAATAACCTAAATCTTCAATTTTTTCTTTATTATTAGCAGAGTTTTGTATTTTTGGTAATTTAATTTCTCTTAACCATTCATCGAATGTTTTTGCAGGATACTCTCCATTTTTTTCATATTCTTCTTTTTGATATCTATTAAACTCCCCAGTATTAAATCTTCCTCTTCCAAGCTTAGCTTCAACATCAGCAAGTTGCTTTCTTGTTGATTTTATTTCTTGTTCTTTACTTTTCAAAGTAATAATACTAGCTTCTTCATTTACTTTCTTTTGAGCTTTATGGATCTCTTTTAATACTTCTGCGTAATCTCCGCCATTTAAAGTCCACTCTTTATATGTTTCAGCAACTCCTGGAGCCAAAATTGTTAAATTTTCAATAGCTTTATTAAAAGTTACTTGTTCTTCTTTACTTAAAGTTTGTTTTTTAGAAAGTTCTTCTAAAGTTTTTATTGAATTATCTAATTCATTATTTAATCTTTGTCTTGCTGCCGTTTCTGTATCCGCACCAGTAACAAGGTCTCCAATACTTGCTAAGACTTCCCCTGCAACACTTCCTATTGTTTGTTTAAATTGAAGCCAGTAATTATTGGCTCTAGCTAGTCTTTTTTCTTCAGTATTTAATAAATTCTCAAAATTTCTCTGTAGTTCATTAACAGGGTCATTAATTGCATTTAGTTTATTAATGTATCCATCTATATCATTTCCTATGTTTAGCCAAAAAGATTTTGCTTCTTTTCTTCCAAATAAGCTTTCTATTTTAAAGTTATTTGCATTTGAATAATCTTTAAGTTGTCTTAAAATTCCTTCAAAGTTTCCACCACTACTCATATAACTATCTAAACTTTGTCCTGAAATTTGTGTGAATAGTTTAGATACGTCACTTCCAACATCTAAGAGCTCATACATGAATGCACCCATTTGTGTTTGTGCTATTTCTGCTTTAGAGCCTTTCGCTGTTAAAAGAGCTATAGAAGCTCCAACTTCATCAATTCCAATTCTAAGTTCTTTGGCAACTGGAACAGTTTTATAAAGTTCTCTATTAAATTCCTGAACTGTTAATTTCCCTACTTTTTGTGTTCTTACAAATATATTAGCTATCCTATCAGCATCTTCGATTTCTAAGTTATAAGCATTTAAAACTGTAGTTAATCCATTTACTGATTCTGTTGTAGTTGAAAATCCAACAGTTGCAAGCTTATTTGCAGTTTCTAGTAGAGCATACTTTTTATGAGTATCTCCTATAGCAGAAACAACTTGATATAGCCCTTCTTTTAGCTCCAATGGATTAACTCCAGTATCTTTAGCTATTCTCCATGTATTTGAGTTGATACTCGCTCCACCAGAAGCTGAAATAGTTCTTGCTTTTTCAGTTGCAAATTCCATCTGCTGATTGAACTTAGCTCCTTCTAAAGTAATATCTTTTAAAGCTCCTAAGACTTTTGTAGCTAATGTTGCTGCTAAATTTCCAACGGCTATATCCATCATTCCAAAAGCCTTTTTAGTATGACCAGATTGATTATTTATTTTATCTAACTCTAATGAACTATTTTTCAATTGATTAACAAGATTTTGGGTTTTATTATTCCCATCTGTATAATTTAGAGCTTTAGCTTTCAAAGTTGTAGATTCAATTTCAGCCCGTAATAATTTTATATCTTCAGTTGAAAAAGCTTTTGGATCTAGTTTAATAGATTTGACAATAGAGATAAGGGTTTTAGCATCAGCAAAGGCCTCTTTAAAAAGGCTTCCGCCAGTTCCAACTTTAAGTTCCTTAATTTCCTTCTTAGCTTCCTTTATTTGAGCTCGCCATTGTTTCACTTGCTCTTTATCAAATGCCTTTGGATTCAAGGCTACTTTATCAAGTTGATTTTGGACATTTTTAATTTCATTTTGCAATTCGTTTTTTTTCTTAAATTTTAAAGCTATTTCCGCAGTAAATTCAGGAACTATTTTTCCAAGATTTTTTATATCTTCTTCAGCTTTACGGGTATTTGCTCCTATAATTATTTTTAAATTTTCTTCCATCTACTACCTCCCCTCTATTTTTGAGAAATAAAAAACCACGGAGATTGTAAATTCCGTGGTTAAAGCTTTATTATTCAATTCCTAATTCTTTTTTTAGTGCTTTTTGGAGTACTTGAGAAAAGTTAATATTCTTTTCTGTTGCTAACATGTCTAGCCATGTTGGAATATTCAAAGTTTTCTTCTTGTATACTGTTTTTGTTAGAGCTTTTTCATATGGAAGCCACAAACTTATATAAATAACTTCCTGATTGTTTCCAAGGTTAGCTCTAAAATCCTTTGTCCCTGAAGGTTTTGGTAATTTCTTTTTAGAATCTTCATATTCTGTAATAAGAAGAGTTAATAATTCCTTAGAGTTTTGAATGGTATCGTTGATATTATTCCCATAAGTAGCACATTCTCCAGTGCTAAAATCAGGAATTTCAACATATATGACATCATTTATATAAGTTAAGATTACCGGATATACAATATCATTCATTTTTCTCCCCCTTTTTTAAAATGGAAGCCACAAACTTATGTAAATAGCTTCCTGATTTTTTTTAAGCTTCTTTCTAATTTCTTTCATGTTAGAACGTTTTGGAAGTTTTTTTTCAATGTCTTCATGCTCTAGGGTTAATTTTTTTAATAATTCTTTAGACTTCTTAATGGTATCATTTACATTATTTCCATAAGTAGCACATTTTTCTGTCTTAAAATCGGGAATTTCTACAAAAATTCTCTCATCTATATAAGTTAAAATAATTGGATACACAATATCGTTCATTTCTTCTATCTCCTTTTAAACGTTTCCATAAGATACTACAGAAATAAATAATATGTCAATACGATTACGGATTACTAATTATTTTTATTAAATTTCCAATGTTCCTAGATTCCTATTCTTCCTTATTCTTTAAAGAGTAGAATAAGTCTAAAGCCTTGCTTTCCAAAGGATATTTATCTTCTAAACTCCCTGTATTTTCTTTCCTGTTTAGCAAATCAAACTTTTCTTTTCCACCCATAATTCCAATCATTGTATTTACTATTGTATTTGTATGTAAAACTTCTCTTTCTAACTTTTTATAATCTGATTCAAATACCAAAGATATTTCCCAATTTGTTAAATTCAAAGCTTCTTTCTGGGTATAACCTTTACTCATAAGTTCCAAAATTAAAGCTTTATAATCTGTTTTTATATATTTCTCTAGCTCTTCTGAGTCTTTATCTGAAGTTCTCAACTCAAAGGGATCTACAGCCATTTTAATGAGTTTGATAGACAGTTCTAGTAGAGCTTGCTTTGTTTCTTGAATCAAGGGATACGAATTTAAAAATTCTTCATCTGAAATATCCTCTTGAATACAATATCTCGTGAATATGACTAAACTATCTAAATCTTGTTCTTGTATTAACTCCAACATATCTTGTTCACTTTCAAATTTTTGAGAAAGTTTTATTCTTGATAAAAGATTGTATTTTAATGTATATTGCTTATCATTTATAATTAACTTCAACTTAGCCCTCCTCTTTTAGTCTATAAATCTAAATAAATATATTTACTTACATTTATAGACTAAAGGGGGAATAATCCCCCTTTAATATTATTTAATTGAATATTTTCTTTTCAATTTGACCTGATTGTAACTTTAAAGCTGATTTATATTCTAATTTGCTATTTCCAGATACTTCACCAGATGTTGTAAATTCAGATACTTTATAAATCCCTACTGTATATGGAGCAAACTTAACCTTCATAGCTCCCTGTCTTACTCTTACTGTTGATTCGTTGTTATAAGCTGCCATTAGAATAGCAACTGTTGGGATTGATGCATCATATATTCCAGCTATCCCTTCTATTGAAGCTGATTTTAACCCTCCTATTGATCCTTTGTATCCACCAGAAGTTTGGGTATCAACACTTATCTCATCTTGGCTCTCATTTGCATCAAAGTTTGTTAGTTGTCCTATTTGGAAGAATCCCTCATTTTCAGAAATAATTATATCTGTAAATGTTCCGTCCAAAGGCTCTCTTTTTAAAGTTATTTTCTTGTCTACTATAGATATAATCGGTATTGTCTCTACTAGATCTGGATCTGCTAGTTTATTGAAATTTTCTTCAGTATTAAGAGCATCCAATTCAGTTTTGTTAAAAAGAATAGCTGACATTCCATCTTTGAATATTGGGACAGTTTCTACTCCAGTTATAGTAAATATTTTGGGGTTATCTGAATCAATAGCTCCTTTAGAGCTTTCTAATGCTGGGAATATTGTTTTAAAATCTCCCACATAATTAGGTTGACCTTTTAAAACTGAATATGAACTTAATCCGACTACAACTCCTGCTCCATTTAACTCTACTTCTAGAAATCTCTCTCTTGAATTGTGAGCTATCTCTGTTATCTTCTTTTTCTTATCTGCTGTTTTAATATTCTTTAGAACTTTATTTTCTTTCTCTGCCATTATCTAACTCCTCCAATTTTAAAGTTGATACTAAATATCTGTAATGTTGAATTGGCTCCTACATATCTAGATCTAACCTGATAAGCTCCTGTTTCTTCTTTAAGAATAGATATAATTCTTTCTGATATTTCTTTAGCTTTCAAGTACGGATCCATAACTAAATCATTTACCTGAACCAATATTTGAATACTGTCTTCTATAGATGTATTTGTTACCCCTTGAGAGTTTGTATCTAATATAAAGATTCCTTCCGATTTCTCACTAGAATAGCCAAGACTAGCTAAATATCCTAACTCGCTTTCGTTCAAAAGTTTTGCTATTTCTTTAATCACTCTCTTTTATCTCCTCTTTTATAAATTCAGAAACTAAGTGCTTTGTTTCTTCAAAAGGTCTTTCTAAAAATTTATGTCCTGTACCTTCTGTAGAATAATTTGTTTTTGGTATTTCATGAACATATACATTGTATGGAGCTATTGCCCCTCTACTTCCAACCTCTATTGTTAAACTATCCTCTGTAGCCTCAGTTTTATAGATACTTCTTCTTAATTCACCAGTATCCAAAGGTGTGGCCTTTAAAACTTCTTCATGGAGTCTCTCTCCATATTTATTTAATGCTTTAGCAACTGCTTGATTTAATCTTTTAGATATAGATAATCCACTCAATAGTCTCACCTCCTAGCTGGCTAATCTCTTCATAACTTAGAGACTTTAAAGCTTCTTTTCCTGGTAATTCTTCTTTATTCTCCAACCTCTCATAAAGAAGTTCTTTTCCATATGGATTAAAAGGGACTATTAACATTGCAGTACTTGTAATGTCAGTTCCATTCTTTCTAATAACTTTAGTTTTATACTCCCACCTACCTTTAACAATATGCTTGATGAAAATTATTTTAGGCCTACCTATTTCATCCTTTTGATCTGTAGGATGTTTTTCCCAAATAGTTATCAAATCTTTATTAAATCCTAGCATCTCTCCTAGAGTCATTTCTCACCTCATATTAAAAGATTTTGGAATATATTTTTTTATAAAGTTATATGCTTTTAAGTTATTAAACTCACAATTTTTCAAACTTGTTACCAAACCTTTATCAAATGTAACTGATGCACTCTTATCTGATTTTGATACAACCCCTAATTGGGATAGTTTAATCTCTTCTGATCGCTTATTTAAAGCTATATATAATGTTTCTAATGCTACACACAGCTGAATATCAAACCCTAAGATTCCATTTTGATAAAGAAGAGGGAAAGTTAATTCCCCTACCTTTTTACTTTTATTAACAATTCCAAGATTTTCAATTTTAAAAGTAGCTCTTTGTGCTGCATATTGCTTTTTACTATCTTCTAATTTATAAAATTCTTCATAAATATTAGGCTCTTCATTCTGAATTATCTCGCTTATCTCCAGAAGAGTTAAATAGCTTTTATTCATTTTTATCTTTACCTTTTCCTTTAGTTTCTGGAGCTACATTAGTTTCTTCTGTAATAGAATTTTCTATTACAATATTTTGAGGAATTGCCCCACTTAAAGCTGTTGCTATAGCTTTCCCAATTTCTTCAGCTCCACTCTTAGGAGAAGTTGTAAATTCTGTTAAATCTACTTTATGTTTTATTAAAACTACTGGAATTTGTTTGTGAGAGTATACTTTTTTCCAGTTATCACCTTTTTCAAGTTCTTCTACTGTACACATCCCATCTGTTTTCCCATCCCACTTTGTCCCTCTGATATGGAACGTATGATTTTTTCTAACTAAAATACCTTCCTCTTCCATAAAAGGAATTTTTCCAGATTCTACTGGATATTTCTCTCCACCTCTTCCGTACGCTATAGACCCTGACGTAAATAAATATGTTGTATAAACTCCATCTGCTGTAGGAACTAGCGCATCATCTATAATAATTCTTTTTCCTGCATATACTTCTATTTCTTGTCCTTGTTCACTTTGTTTAATACTTGAAATTAAATTTTTCATTTTTAAATAGGTGTAAGTAGTTGAGTGTACTGCTATTGCTGCTAAATTCTTTTGTCTATCCCCAAGTAATCCTTGCCCTTCAATCACAGTTGTAACTCCAAAGTTTTGAGCAGTTCCTGTTCTTGTTGTTATATCTAAAATATTACTTTGCATTTCAGCTGAAGAAAATACCCCTTTCAAAAGACTCAATATTCTCTTTTGATCTAAGTTTGATATTTTATGATTGAACTTTTGTCTTATAGCTTTTATTGCATCTGCTCCTGCAAGTTCAGATGCTAATTGAGAAGATCCAGCCGTATATTTGTCAAATAGCTTTACTGCAACTTCATATTTCGCTGTGATTTTATTAAAGTTAGGAAGACCTGTGTCTGAATCTGTTCTTTCTTCATATTCCCCTTCCAATTCATCCCAGTAAGGCATAGTGAAGGTAAATCCACCTCTCGTTACTAATCCGTCAAATTCACTATTTCTTACCATTACCCCACTTTGATAAAAAGCATTAAGCTCTAAAGGTTCCTTGTTCATATATCCAGCAAATATCTGTGGGACTACAACATCTGATATTTTTGTTGCACCTGTTGGTCCAGCAAACAACTGTATATTAAGCTGGTTACTCAATAACCTCTTCTCCTCTATTTGTTTCACTCTTACTTCTTTTGATTTTCTCATTGTTCCCTCCTAATTTTAGTAGTTATATCCTGTCTCGTTCATAAACTTTTCCGCTAATTCTTTGTTTGTTTGAAAAAGATTTATTTGTTTATTTTCATCCCAATGTTCTTTACTCCAGGGATTATCTTCTGTTAAAATTCCTTTTCCACCTCCCGTTCCATCTCCAGGTTTTCCATCTTCTTTAGCTTTAAACAAATCAGGATAGTTTGTTTTTAGTGATGTTATTTGTTCTTCTAATCCTACTATTTTAAAATCAGCATCAATTTTTATAGTATCTAACTTGATGTGAGGTTTTAATAGTTCATAATTACTACCTAAATGTTTCTCTATTTCGTTCTCTACTAACCTATTGTTATATTTTCCAACCTCTTCATCTAATTTGATTTTCGTTACTAACTCTGCTTTAATTTCATCATCTGTTATTTCATCTGCTTTTTTACCCAACTTTTGAGCCAAATAATTTTTAACATTTGAATTATACAAACTATCTGCATATTCTTTATTTTGGGTTATAAAAGCATCAACACTCTCTTTTGTATGTTCTTTTACAACCTCTTTGGTTTCAATCTTTACAGTTCCTAATTCTATTAATTTAGCCTGAATCTCTTCAGGTGTTTTCAAATCTTTTATAGCCTCTCTAATTGCATCTGCTGTAATCGCAGCAAATATTTGGATCCCTCTAAATTTAAACATTGATTTGTTCATCCTTCTCTCCTCCTATAGTTCTTTTAACCTTTTATTTAAATCTCTAATAATCGCTTTAACGTTCTTTAATCTAAGTCTTAGAGTTTGTATTGTCTCTACATTGCTATCTGTTATCTTGACCCCTTTGAAGCGGTCTAGCTCTATCTCTAGTGCTCTTTTCCTCGCATTATATATATTAAGTTTTTGTTTTATATTGTATTTCTCCCTGTCTTTATCTCTTCTGTTATCTTCGTGATTGTTTGAGCGCCTTTTTATTTCATCTATTTCCTCTTTGCTTCTCCCAGTCTCAAAAAATCCACTTAAAAGATGTTTACAGTTAGGATGTAGTGAATTATACCCTTGTATAAATCCTGGAACTGTTTCATAAAGATAAGGATAATCTTTATTTCCTCTCTTTATGCTATAAACTCTACCTTCCGCATATTTTGCACAGCTTTCACAAGTCCAGTAATGCTTTGAAAATATCACCAAATCACTTTCAAGCTGCTTTACAGTGTTTATAGTTGCTGTATTTCTAGCTTGCTGAAACATACTATTTAAGCTTAAATTTGCATATGAATCTATTTTCATCTTTAAAGGATTCCCATTTTTATCTATGAGTTTGAAATAGATATTTTCTCTTAATCCATCCACTAGACCACTTATGGCCTCTTCCTTACTTTTTCCCATAAATCTACTTGTTAGTTGGTCTCTAGTAGCTCTATTTGTCGCATTTGTTATTGCTTTTTGTTCTTTCTCAAACCAACCTCTAACCTGTCTACCTATTCCTTTCTCTGCTCTATTAATCTTATCGTTAAACATTGAATAAATAGTTTCAATCTCTCTAGAATCAATCTTTGTAAACTTCTCAAAATCGATTAGTTGTTGCTTTGGAGATAATAAAGGTTTTGCTTTCTCCCACTCTTCTATTTTTTGTTTTATATATTCTTCCTGGAGTGAGTGTCTTATCTCTCCTCGTATCTCTTTAGCTTCCGTAAAAGCCTTTAAAAGGCTTTTAATTAAATAAATCTCATAATCTATGACTTTATTATCTCTTAGCTTTTTTTCAAATGAATAAAGAAGATTATCAATGGTCTCTTGATATAACTTTATCAATCTATCTGTAGATTTTTTATTCATTTATGCCTCCAGGAATATTAACCTCTGCATCCTCAAACATATCTGCAAGAATCTTTTGTTCTTCAGCTATTTTTTTCAACTCTTGCTCCGGGTTAGCTACTCCTCTATTTTTAAGCAAAGTTGTTCTTGAAATAAGCTTCGCATCTATGAGTGCCCTTTCGTTTTCGATTGCCTCTTTTTCTGAAAGACTTATTCCATCTTGAAACTCTATATCTATATCCAACTCTTTTCCTGTCTCTATCTTATATGCTTGCTGATATAGCTTTATAAGAGGAACATATAGATTATTTGCTATATCTCTACATGTATTGAGAGTTGGAGTTATGGCTTTTTTGAAAGCTTCTCCTGATGCTATCCCACCATCTTGGGTAAGACCTAAAGAGATTTCATTAACCCCTAATTGGCCATAAGCATTTTTAAGCATTCTTTCTAGATGAGGGTAAGTAACTTTCATATGATCCACTGGAGGAGCTAAATATCTCAAAGAATCTGTCAAAGTTGAATCTTCCCCATAATAATAATCTCTTTCCTTTACAATTCTCTCTCCAGTCGTTGTGTCAGGTTCACTAAAGTCTAATGCTCCAACCATTTTAGGATTTGTATATTTGTTAAATACTCCTGAAATTGATGTTAATCTTGTTGTTAATTCAACAAATGTACTTGTCAACCCTTCGTATATAGAATTTGAGTATAGTGATGTTTCATCTTCATAAATACCACTCACATGATGTATATTAAACTCTCCTAGCTCTATATCCACATCTCCATTGATTTTTTTATTATCTATTTTCACAAAAGCTTTACTTTCGTTATTTAATACATGAACTTTTCCATCTGGTTGAAATACTTCTACATACGAATAAATCTCTCCTAAATCGTTCTTTCTCTCTTCTGCATAAATATATAATCCAGCTTCTGATCCATTCCATGAATCAGGAACTATAATCACATTCTCTTTTTTAAGTAAGATTACCTTAGCTTTCCCTTCTCGTTTCTCGACTTTAAAGAAACTATCCCCAACAACCAAAGAGTCATGAACTAATTTTTTAAATTTCTTATGGAGACCTTCTCTAATTTCAAAATCTTTAAGCCATTGTCTAGCCTCTTCCTGAACTATTATTTTAGGTTTTTCTCCTACAGAATATTTTTTTAATGTTTCTATAGATGATTTCGGTAATGTATCTTCTACTAAAATATCTAATATTGTTCTTCCTGTTGAATACCCATTCCCCTCAGAATCGTAAGCTTGTAGTACTCCTTCATCTGTTAAATGTCGAGCTACTTCATTTTGGAGTCTTAAATTCTTAACAATCCTGCCTTTGTGATACCTTCCAACTGCATTTTTAGAATAGTCTCTATATCTCGTGATAGTTGGTATTCTTGATTTATGATTTGAGATATAATCTTTAATATTATTTTGTATGTCTTTATAATTCATAGGCAGCTTCTCTCACCTCCTTTCCTAACACTTTAAGCAAATACTAAAATCCACTTGGTTTATTTCTAGGAACATTAAGTTTCTCAAATCCTATTACAGTGTTAAATAAATATCTTGCCTTATCCATATGATGATCAAAGGCTTTAATTGGTTCTTCTACTCCTCTCTCCAATTTTTTAGTATCCCACGCGTAGGTATAGAACTCTGATATTGTTTTTTCACATCTATTACAAACAAAGAATTTTTTATTACTTAAATATGTTTGTACTAAAGGTATTCCAGCTATTTCATCCGACTGTCCTTTGACCGTATTAACAGCCTTTCTAACTGTTATATGCTTGTTTTGTAATGCTATACGGAAAGAAGCTGCTGAAGGGTCAAATATTGCAAACTGTATATATCCATGTTCACTTTCAAGCTTACTTTTCCAAGCTATAAACTCATCAGCATATTGGCTATCATCTTTAGGTTTTTGAGTCTCATTTCCCGAATGATGATATTCGTCTATTAAATAAACATATTTCTCTCTTCCTTTGTTCTTCACTCCAAAGAATCCCCAAGCCATTGGATTTTGTGTCCCATAGTCTCCTGATATATAGTATTTATCGCACCTAGGAATATCATCAATATCTATTAAGTTATCGTCTGTGAATGAATAGACAAGTCCATCAGCCCCTACCCATAATCCCAGAATGTATCTTTTATAAAATACTCCCGTATATAGATTTTTGTACCTATCTTTGATTTTTAAAGATAAGGATGGATTATCTTCCATTGTAAAATGAAGGTATAGAAATTTCTTATCTCCTGCTTTGTCTATATAATCAGTTTTAAACCAGTGAAACGGACTTCCTGGATTACAAGTAAACCAAAACTTAGATCCCTCAACTGAGCATCTTGACATGGCCATAGATACAAAAGTTTCTGGCATTAAGACAACCTCATCAAAGTAAACTCCAGCTAATGTTTTACCTTGTATCAGTTCAGATGATCCTTCATCTTTTCCTCCGAACATATAGAAGTAATTCTTTACTTCTCCTTTAGAAATTATAATCAGATTATCTGTAGTCTTAACTACTACTTTGTAACCATTTCTTTTAGCTATTTTTTTAAGATCCTTCAGTATGTTTCTCTTAAAAGCTCCTACAGTCTTAGCACAAAATGCAAAATCCTCCTCGTTAAATGAGTGCATAGCCCACTCTAAAAAACTAAATGATGTTGATAAAGTTTTTCCAGATCTGACTGATCCATCTGAAACTATTCCCTCATAATCTTTGTACGGGCTTTCCTCTCTCCACCAAGTCATTACTTTCTTTTGCTTCAAACTTGGCTCTATAAGATTAAATATCTCAGTTGATTTCTTTCTTTGACTTCTCTGAATATTTAATCTAAAACAATTCTCTACTTCCATACGTGTAAAGTTATAATTTGACATCTGTTGTGTCTTCAATATTCCATATTCCCTCCTCTTTCCACTTTTCTAATTCTTCCTCTACTACTCTCTCTGTCTCTCCTACAGTTGGATCATTTACTTTAATTTTAGTTTCTAATAACTTCAATTGAGTTATAGCTATCTTTTCTTGAGTTATTAATGATAATCTCTGTTTTTCTATTTTCAGTTTCTCTTTATTTATCTCAAATATTGGATCTAATCCATAAAATTTGTTTAGAAAATCTAAAGATTTACCTTTGTCTTCTAGTTCAATCATAGGTCCATTTGAACCATACCCAATCTTCTTAATTAAAGTGCCATCTACTTCGTCATCATCTTTGATTTTAAAGTTCCATCTTTTTAATCCTAAATCATCTTCAGTTGTTTTAAATTCAACAAAATCTTTTATATCTGCAAAAGCTATTTGTTTATGTCTTTCTAAAATTCTTTTTGTTTCTAAATAATCATCTTGTGCATAAAACTCTTTTAGCTCATTTAGATACTCTTTTACCTTAACATTTCTTAACAACCTGCAACCTTGCTCCATAGCTGTTACTTTGCTATATCCAGCTTTGATAGCTGCCTTGGCAGCATTAAAGTTTTGCATATAATATATACAGAAAAGTCTTTGTTTATCAGTAAGTTCGCTATCAATAAAAGTTTCTAAAATTTCTTCTTTTACTACTTTTTCATATGCATTATTTTCTTCACTTTTGTGTGCATACTTTTTTGTATTTTGTACGCATACCTTTTCTTCATCTTTACACCATTTATATCGTTGTTTCCAACTCTTTACAGTATTAAGTGATACCTTATGTTTATCTGCGATATCTTTATACTTCATTCCATTCTTATAATCTGATTCAGCTAATTCATACTTCTCCACTTAACCACCCACTTTAGATGGAGCTCTTATTCTCATTATTATTTATCCTCCAACAAACTAGTCTCTTCACTATATCCTCTTTTGTTGCCCAAAATTTGGCAACGTTTCTACTTTTTTTATTTTTTATAGATTTTTTTGCTTTTTAATCCAAAAGGTTGTAAAATATTAGATATAAATTGAAGAATTTCTTATTTTTGTAAAATTATTAAAAAAATTAAGGAGGTATACTATTGTGAAAAGTAAAATATCATTATTTTTAACTGGAATAAGTTATATTGCTGGTTCTTTTGCTAATGTTAGTACTACTTCACTTACTTCATATACTCATAAACCTTTACCAAGTGATTCAGCTTCTTTAAGTAAAGATTGGATAAATGTTGGTAATAGCATAAGGAGGGGAATGAGTGAGTACGAAACATCAAAAGAGTATGCAGGCAAGCGGAAAAAGTGATAATGGGCAAGAAATGAAAGTTGTTCATCAAGAAGCATATCAAGGGCCCTTGCCTCACCCAGACTTATTAAAGAAATTCGAGGATATTACCCCAGGAGCTGCTGAAAGAATTTTATTAATGGCTGAAAAAGAACAACAACATCGACATCAGTTAGAGAATGAAATTTTAATAAAAGAAAGTGAAAATATCAAAAATGAAATTGAATTGAAAGGCAGAGGATTGATTTTTGGATTTTTATTAGCTTTACTGATAATAATCGCCGGAGTTTATCTTTTAATATTTAATAAATCATTAGAGGGATTTAGTTTAATCCTAGGAAGTATTGCTATGATCATTACTCCTTTTTTCTTTAATAAAACTAATAATCAAAAGTAATAATTGAATCGTCTTGAGAACATTCAAATAGAAACCACTCTTCATTGAGTGGTTTCTATTTATAAAAAATAACTATATCGCTAACCCTCTTAGATCTATTTTTTCTCTTAGCCATTTTTCATGATTTTTTATTTTGTATTTTATTTTTACTAATCTTCTTCTTACTCCACTGCCCTTCAATCCTAATTTGTCAGCTATGTGCCTTGGTTTCATTCTCTTGCTCATTATATAAATCTCAAACTCTCTAGGCGTTAATATTCTCTCTATCATGTCGTACATCAATTCAAGTACTAGCTCTCTCTCTTTTGCTCCTGCCATTTCATAACCTCCCTCCAAATTTCAAAGACTAACTTTTTTATTAAAAATGTTAGTTAGAATAAACTCTGCTGTTTGTACTTATCCCTCAGGCTATTTGCTAAAAGATTATATTTCCCTCTGTAAAATTCATTTTCTGAAACTCCTATCTTTTCAGCAAGGTCCTTATTTGTTAAGTTAAAGTTGATGTATACTAAACTCTCTAATTTTTTATATCTTTGCTTTATTTTATTTTGAGATTTTCTGTATTTAACACCACTTACCCTTAATCTTTTAGTATTTTCCATAACTACGCTCCTCTCTCAACTGAGTGATATCGCTTTAGTATTTCATACTTAGTTTTAGTTCTGGCCATAACTTTTGCTGTAGCATGTCCATATTGTTCTAAAGCTATTTCGTATGCTTTGTTCTCTATATCAATTCTTTCTTTTTCAGGAAGTTTATAAAAAAAATCATTTAAATTTTCCCTTAACTCCAGAGCCACTTCTTTTTCTTTTTCAGCTAAGATATTAGACTCAATAGCTTCACGATTCACCTTGGAACCTCTAACAGTTTCTCCTGGCTTTAAAACTTTATCTTCTTTTGCTAAAGTCCAGTTCTGCTCTAAAGCTTTATATATAAATCCAGATCCTTTTTGATATTTATTAGCATGATTAACAACCTCTTTGATTTTCTCAAGAGGTAAATATCTATTCTCAACTAAAAACATGATATTCTTACAAGTTGTTATATCTTTGATTTCTTCATGTAGATATGTTTTAATCTCTTTAATTTTTAAATTAAGAGAACTACTACTATTTTCAATTTCATTAGAGGTTAGTTCTATATAATTTATATTATCTTGTTTAGTAGTAGTTCTTATTGAGTTATTCTTACTAAAGTTATTCTTACTAGCGTCTAAGTCTTCTAGACTACTAGCAGTTAAGCTTTCTAGACTATCAGTAGTTAAGGTTTCTTTACTAGTCAAAACATCTTTACTAGTAAAGTTTTCTAGACTACCATCATATATATTTAAATAGAAGATTGAACTAGAATTAAATCCCTTCTTTTTATCTATTAATTTTAGTTTTTCTAAATCTTTTAGATTGTTAGATACTGTTTGTCTAGAACAATCTAAATCTTTCTGCATTTCATCATATGAGTATCTAATATACACTTCTCCAGTTTTATCTATCCATCCTTTTTTAGATGAAAGTCTTAAACGATCATACATAAGAATATAAGTTTTAAATGCTCCTTGTGATATTTTTCCAGCTATGAAAATATCCATCAACCATTTAGGTACTTGATAATAGTTAATATTATCTAAATCTTCTTTTTTTATTGCTCTCATTTGTTCCTCCTATGGACCAGAACACCGCCAAGTAAATCTAGTCTTTTTATTTTTTTATAGATACCACCTACTAGTAAGATTTACTTGGCTTTCTAGTAAGTAGCACATACAAAGAAATAATATTTGTTTTTAATTGTTACCCTCAACCCTTAGTTAGATTGGCTATGGATTAAGAGCATTAATTGAATACTTACTTTAAAGCCAGCTAATAGGAAAAAAAGTATTTCAGATTCTTCTTGAATCAAAGTACTATATTATTAATAATCTAGGCCTAGATTAATACTTGAAAAAAGGAGAACTAAACCTATGAAATTTTATATTAACAAAGTAACTCACGAAGTACATAAGCATTTTTGTGAGCATGTAGATAATCCTAATCTTGTTGAATTAGGAAATTACGAATGCTGTTACAGCAGCAAAGGTAAAAGGATATAATAGAGCTGATGGGTGCGCATATTGTTGCCCACAATCTCACAATAATTAGTTATGTAGAAGGGGAGGCAATTATGCCTCCTTTTTTCCTTTTCACAATTCGAAGATTTCTACACTATATACTCTTACATTCCATCACAATGATTCTTTTAGGACTTATCACTCCTATATCAAGTCCTTCTATTTGAGCTGATTCATCTTTACAGTGATTACTTATAGTTCTTATTACCTCATCAGTAAATTCATCAAATGTTTTCCCTGGATTTTTTTCAAGCCACATATCAAATATATCCTCTGTTTCCTTAGGTATTTCCTCCAATACAACCCCAACATTTTCTAAAATTGCAAGCTTTGTACCTAGACATACTTTATCAAGATCAAGAGTTATATATACTTCATTCCCTCTTTTCAAAAGTAACGCATTTCCTATCGTTTTAAGTTCATATTGATTTTCATTTGATACAATTTTGTACTTCTTACCTCTCATTACTATTTTATTCATTTACAACACCTCCTAATTAAGTTGACAAATATCAACTTAATATCAAAAAAATTTAAATGGTTTTAAGCAATTGAAACATCTGTTTTAAAATTTTTCCGTTGCCTTCTGAACAAGATTTGTGTAAGTACTGTCTGCTTCTACCATCAGCTTCGACTAAATCTTTAAATTTTTTATTTTTTTTAATTAATTCCAATTTAAGATTTTTAAAATTCATATTAATCACCTCTTATAAAACATTATACAATATAATTGACGATTGTCAACTGCGATTTGTAGGTGGTTTAAAATTTTACTTTTTATATATAATAGATAATCTTTTGTTGCGGATTTAATAAATCAAATTATATAATATAGGTTAATTTCACTAAAAAAATAAGGGAGGGATTTTATGAAATTTTTTTTAATAATCACAATTTTATTTTCATTATTAATCGGGGGATGTGCTCCATCTTCAACGGCAGTTTTAAGAGAAGCTCAAAATAATGAAATTGCAATGCTACAAGATGTAAAAAGACAAATATTGTTAAGACCAGCTAATACTCCAAAAGAGAAACTAGCTAAAAAAGGGGACTTAAAAATGGTAGATGATCAAATAGCCTCATCTATGAAAGTACAACAAAATGCTCAAAATATCCAAAATCAAAAAACTAATAATACAATAAAATCAGTTGTAACTGGAGTAGGAGCTGTTGGAGCTGCCACATGGGGAATTCATGAATTAACTAAATAAACTAATAATTAAATAAGGAGAATAAAAATATGTTAGATTCACTAATGAAAAATACTAGAAAAGTAGCTAAATATTTAATTGGAGTAGGATTTATAGGTGCATTACTATTGGTTGGAACTCTAAGAGGTTGTTCATCTGATAACTCTACAAATAAGCATGATGCTGCAAATACACAAGCTGTGGTTGATGGAGCGGTTGAATTAAAGAAAACTTTGGATACTACTTCTATTGAAACTAAAAAATTAGAAATGCAAGATAAATCAATACTTGATGTAAATAAATCTGAAGAAATGAAAATGCAGTTAGAAATGAAAAAGTTGGAATTAATTGAAGCTCAGAAATTAAAAAATGAATTCGAAATAGAAAAGTTGAAAATGGACAATGAGGCTCTTATAAAAGAAGAACAAATAGCTGAAAAAACAGCTAAAATTAAAGCTGCTTCAGCGGAAAAAGCGGCTAAAATTAAAGCTGCCGCTGCAGAGAGAGCTAGAAAAGAAAGAGAAGAAATTGAAATCTTAAAAGCTCTTGCAAACTAAAAAATAGAATACTCATCTTAATACTGAAGGAATTTTATAAAAAAATCTACAGCAAATTATAAATTTAAATTAGATGGAAGTATTGAAGTTGAAAAAGTTGAATATTTTTAAAATTAAAATTATTAATATAGAATATAATTCCAATTATTTTTAGGAAGAAAATACAATAAACTAAAGCAAATAGGTGGGAAAAAGCGTGTCTGAAAAACGATTGAAAATAATTTCTATTACATTAATACCAATTATTTTGCTTTTAGCAATATTAGGAATTATTTTTAAGAAAAAAGAATTTACTGAAAAGAATAATCAAAATGAAATACAGGATAGTATTACTGGGAATAAAATAAATAAAAATAAAGAAATTACTGATTATTATAAGAATTTAGGGTATTATGACATTCATATTATAGATGATAAAGTTTTTGTACAAACTGGATATTATAAAAATGATAATATCAGATCCTTTACAGTTTTTACAGAAGAAACAGACCCCGAAAAACTTATTGAATATTCTGTAAAAAAAGATTACACTCCCGGCGGTGAAACCATCATTCATTTCTTTAATGATTTTATAAATACACCAGATAATAATCTTTATAAGGGATTTAGTTCAGCTGTATGGCTTAGAGGAAGTTTCTTCGATAAAAATAAACCTTATATGATAGGAACTTATCAAAAATTAATAAATGGTGATATTACATGGTACGATAAATCAGATGCTACATGTAAAATCTAAGGGGATGATTATGAAAAAAATAATTATGTTATTAATATTATTTAGTAATGTTATTTTTGCAAATTATAAAGTTAAAACTTTAAATAAAGAAATTATTCCAAATATAAAATATTCTATTGATTTTGAAATTCCAATAGTTAATGGAAAATTCCCAACGGAAAAACAAATGCAATCAATTGCATTAAAAGAAAAAAAAGATAATCCTGGGTATGAAAATTATTTTATTTCTTTTTTATTACCTGGAATGGAATTAAATAATGGATATTTTGCCACAGCAGTTAGTATCAATAATAATAATTCAGACATGGTTCCAGAAATTCTTTTATACATGCTCTTTGGAACTGAATATCAAAAATATTTGAAAGAAGATAAAAATGGAGCATTCTATTTAGAAAATATTAAATAATTTTTCTAATAATAAATATAGAAGGTGATAATTTATGAAAAGAACTTTAGTTTTGTTAATACTTCTATCAATGTCTAGTTTTGGCCATTCTGGAAGGTTAGATTCTAATGGTGGTCACTGGAATAGAAAGACTGGAGAATACCATTATCACAGAAAATCTCCTAGTTCTTACAATTCTTCTTCTAGTAAAACTGAAGAGGAAAAGGTATCTAAAAAAACTAGTATTCCTCAAGTTAAAAAGATTATTCCTAAAAAATTAATGTCAGAGGATGAAATTTATACAAATTTACTTTTTTTAGGCTATAAAGGTGAAAATGCTATTTATGATTTTCAAAAAGAAAATGGATTAGTTGCAGATGGAATAGCAGGAACTAAGACTATTGAACTATTAAAAAGAAAAGTTAGCGAATAAAAAAGTAAGAGAAACTATTGCTTCTCTTACTTTTTTTATTTAAATTCAACTCTTAATAATTTATTTTCTACCCCATCATCAGTTAACTCTATAACTTTTTTTGAATCTACAAAACTATCAAATTCTGAATAAATTCCAGAATACTGAAACGTGTTTAAAGATACGATATACTGTTTATTTTCTTTTTCTGCAATATGTTTACCTAGTGAAATAATGGAAATTATATTTCTGGAGTCTATTCCAGAAAAACATGACGAATCATGTATCAAAAACTGACTCTTATCAGAAAATTTTAAAATTATAAAATCCATTAAAATATTTTTTACAGCTTTTCTTCCTTCTCCAGTATCTCCATCTAAAGTTAATTCTAAGTCAAATAAACTTTTTTTTCTATTATTACTTGATATAGAAAAATCAAAATATGCTGTTACATTTGTAGAGAAAATATCTTTAACACATTGATATACAAAATTATTTATAGTTTCTAATTTTTCTTGATATTCTTTGAATTTTTTTGAAATTTGTGATTTTTTTAATTCTATATCATCTTCCATCTTTTCTATATTCAAAAGTAAATTATCAGTACTACTTAACGAACCTCGCTTGTAATTTAGTTCCTGAATATCTAAATTTATTTTCGATATATTATTAATAATTTCTTGATATAACTTACTTTCAGATATGATTTTCAGTTCTTTTTTTATAGTATTTTTTAATTTTTCTATCTGAATATCAAATTGTTTTATTTCATAATTATTATTCTCTATTTCTTTATTAATTGATAAAAGTCTATTTTGATAAATTGTTTCAAAAAAACTTTTAACATCAACAAGTCTTTTCACTACAACTTCTCCTAAATCAACCTTTGCTTTCTTGTATAGGCCCTCAATCATCAACGACCCTTTATCTAATTTGTTTGACTCTTCTAAATATTTTCTTAAGTTGTTATTTTCTATTTCAACTTTATATTTTTTAAATTCAAGCTTTTTTAAAGAATCTGAATTTTGAGCATATTCTTGAATTATATTTGAATTTAAAGATGTTAAATCTAAATTTTCCAATTTTAAATTTAACTTTTCTATTTCTTGTTCTTTTTCCTCTAATTGTTTAGTAATATTAAAAAGTTCTTTCCTTACATCTTTCAAATTTATTTCTAACATCTTTAACATTTCTTTAATTGCTTTAGATTTTTTTTCTTTTTCATCTTTTAACTTGTCATATTCTTCTAAATCATTAATAAAGTCAAAATTCATAAGATTACAAAACACTTCAAAGTCTTTAAGTGATGGATTTGGAAATCTTGTACTTATTATATTTTCTCTAGATTTTAAAAGGAATACTTTTTCTAATTCTGGTCGATTTATCCTTAATATTTTTTTAAAACTATCTAATTCCAACTTTGTGTTGTTATAAAAAATTCCCTCTGTTCCTATAACTCTTTTTATATTTACTTTATTTCCATCAAATAATATTTCACCTTCTATTGCCCAGTCATTTAAAAATTTTGAAAATAATTTACTCGTAGAATTACTTCCTAAAATATAATTAACAAAAAGTAGTAATAATGTTTTCCCAATACTATTTGAACTTTTTTCTTTTGCTTCAGGGTCTATTATTCTACCTAATATAACAGATAGTCCTTCATTATTAAAATCAACTTCCCTAACTAGTTCTTCTTGAGGGTTATATACTTTGATTTTTAAAATTTTCATTAAATACTTCCCCCTTTTCATTGTAGTTTATACATCCCATTAAATACATTACTTCGAGCGTGTATAAAAATTTATTAAACGTTGGAGGGTATTTAACAATTTTACTTCCTATGTATTTTTTATTAAAACTAGACCACAGTTTATCAATAGTCATATATTTTTTCCCAATCACATCTAAAAGAAATGCCCCAATTCCTATCAAACTTTCTGATGGAGTTATATACTTATCTGGTAAAATCATCTTTTACACCTCCTTATATTTTTATTAAAATTATATCATAACTATTAATTTTAGATAATCTATTTTTCAAAAATATCACATCTCTCAAAAAGAAAAACAACAATTAATTCTACAGTGGGTTTTATTAAACTCCCCTTATCTACCAAGCTAGATAAAGCTTGTATTAAATTATTATATAATTCATCTCCAGAAAAAAAATTTTTTAGTTCCAAATATTCTCTTATTATGTATGCTTTTAAGATATCAAATTTATCTTTTAACTCGAAGTCAGAATTAATTATGCTTCCTTCTACTTCTTCCATAAACATTGTCTTTTTTAAAATTCTATTTATTTTAGAATAATTTTCAGTTAAATTATTCTTACTTAATTTTTCTTCGGGAGTAATAATTTTGTAATTTAAATCTGATGTTGTTTCTAAAAAATAAACTTTTTCACAAATTAGTTCTATAGTATCTATTATTACCTTTGGAGTTATCTCATCTAAAACATCTATTGTAAAATTACCCATTTGTTTTAATAATTTACTCAAACTTTCTGAAGATAATTCTCCCAATAAATCTCTTATATGATCTAAATTTACTAAACTAGACTTAAATTCACATGAATATTTTTTAGAAATTTCTAAAGAAATATCTTTATAATTACTTTTAGTTTCAGCAGGAAGACCTCCATCGTGGGTATTGTATAAAAATATAAATTCACTAAGTTGTCCCCCCCAGTTATTTTTTTCAACAACATGCTTTACCAATCCCTCCAAATCTTTTCTAAATTTTTCCCTTAAATCTCCTATTATAGATTTTTTTTCTATTATAGTTCTGGGAGCATATATTTGATAAAAGATTCCTTCCTCTTCTATCCAACCATCATTTTTATCATCTCCTGCATAAATTGGATCAGGTGTTGTAAAAGTTTGTTTTTTTATTGTTTTATAATATTCTCTCAAAATAGGACTTACTCCATTTTGAAAATTCATTCCTGTTCTTCCTTGCAAATCTTTTACAATAGCTTCTACTTTAGAATACTTATCATTCATTAATTATACCCCATTTATAATTTTTTATTTTATAAGAAACTCCCCTTGTAAACAACCTTTATTTTAATAAAATCTAACTATTCGTTAAAATTTTTATAAATAATTTCAATTCACTTTTTAATTCATCTGAATAAGTTGAAATATCTATTAATTTTTCAATGGCTCTTTGCAGAAGTTTCTTTTTTTCTTCACTCATTGTACGGTACCCATTAGAAATATTTAAAAGTTTTCTTTTTACTTCATCAGAAAAATTTATTAGTTCTTTTCTTTCATCCAATGTTATGTCTTTGCAAGTTTAAAAAAAATCTATCATATTATCAATATATAATACTTTATCTTTTAAAGGTAATTCATTAAAATACTTCCAAATGTTATTAATCGAATCTTTGATAGAACTATTCATAGAATTTAGAATATTTTTATACATTCCCATAGCTATCCTCCAAAAAAATTGATTTTATTATAAACTCCCCTCGCAAACAAACTTTATTAATTTATTTCTTTTCTAATAATCCATTAATCATCATTTCAATAATATTTCTTTGGCCAGGTTCCAATTTATCTATCATTTCATGTAATGGATCTACTCTTTTCTTTAAATCTTTTTTTATTATATTTACAACTTTACCGCAGCAAACTATATCATCTGTTTTAAATTCTATATCTTTAAATATATGATTATCACTTTCTAGTATATATGTCCCATTTTTATTTTTTAATCTTTTTACGACAGATTCTCCAGTACTTTTATTTAAAAATACCCCTATTTCTCCAATAGAAATTTCTACTTCTTTTTTTAAAACTATTAAATCTCCACTGTAGAATGTAGGTTCCATAGAATCGCCTTTAACTTTTATAGCCACACTCTCTCCTGACATTTCTGGGATAGAGATATAATCTATAGGTTGAGCATCTGGAATAACCCCTATTCCGGCAGCAACACTTTCAAATACTGGAATTGTTATCATTTTGATAGGGTCTTTTATTTGTTCTATAATATAATCTTTTTTATTGGATTGTTTTATATTTAATTCTTCAGTATTAATATAATCTCTATCAATAAAGCCAGCTGTAGAAAATAGCTCTATCTGATTTAATTTCAAAATTTTTGATAATTCTTTTAAATATATAGGATTAATCTTTTTCTTTTTTCCGTTCTCTATTCTTGATAGGTCAGCTTTATTTATTCCAGTACGTATTTCTATAAAATTTGTACTATATCCAAGTTCTTCTCTTCTTCTTTTTATAATATTGCCTATTTTTAAAGCTACCTCTTCTGACAATTCAAAATTTTTCATAGTTAAATTAACTCCTCATTACCCTTTATTTTATTTTAAACTTTATTATTGACAAATATCAATTAAAAAATAAAATACAGTCGACAAACGTCAATAAAAAATATATAATAACTTTATATATACAAGTATTTAAATTTTTTTAACTTTTAAGTTGATGATTGTCAACTTAAACAAGTTTTTAGAAGTTTATCAATGAAACAAAAAAGATTATTAAAATATAAGAAATATAAATTTTATTTTTTATATTGCAGTGTACAGCTTAAGAATTTTAAAACAGAACAAAAGGAGGATTTATGACACTAGCAGAATTTTATAAAAGATTAGAATATTTAGAATCACTTGGAATTGGTAAAAATATAACTGTTAGTGAATTAAAAGAAAAAATGGGGTGGAAATAATGAAATTTAAAAATTTCTTGTCAACTATGAAAATAACGAATGATGTCTGGAAAATTTTACAGTCTTGGGAACAAGAATTTGCAATTCAAGATTTATAGAATGTGGTGGATTGTTACAAGATGTTCTTATATACCTGAATAAAATGGAGGTAAAAAATGCAAGTAGAAAACATATGTGGTAAGGCAGTTGCAGATGAAATCTGGAGAGTTATAGAAACGAATGAAACATTAGAAGAATATGAAAGAATAATGTGTGAGTGTGGAGAGCATGAGGCCAAATTCAGACTAACTGATGAGCTTGGAAGTGATTTAAAACTGTGTAAAAAATGCTTAGTTGAAGTTGAACAAGAATATTTAGAAGAAGAAACGAGTTATGAATTTAAAAATATTTAAGTTTTTTAGGTTCTTTAATCCGAAAATAAATGATTGAAGAACTTATCAAAATTTAAAACTTTAAATTTTAGTAGTATGCTCCAAAACTCCCCTAGAAGTTACCCCCCAAAACTTCTGGAGCATACCACTAAGACTTAAAAATAATAGGGAGGTCTAAACTATGACTATAAAAGGGTTGAAAGAACTAGCAAAATCAAAAGGATTAAAAGGGTATAGTAAATTGAATAAATTAGAACTTGAGGAATTATTAAAAGAACCAACTGAAGCAGAAAAATTTGAAGAAACAATTCAAGAAGAAGTTGAATTAATAATCTACAAGGATCAGGACAATTGGTTAGAAACAAGAAAACTTGGTATTGGAGGGTCTGACGTCGCTGCAATACTTGGAGAAAGTAAATATAAATGTGCAGTCGATATTTGGAATAGTAAAGTAAATGGGACATCATTTGAAGGAAATAGATTTACTCATTGGGGTCATATGCTTGAAGAAGTTGTGGCAAAAGAATTTAGCAATAAGCATAATGATTTTATTGTTTTTGAATTTAATAAAACATTCAAAAGAGGTAAATCTTTAGCTAATGTAGATAGAATTTTATATGATCCTTTAAAAAATGAACATGGAGTTCTAGAAGTAAAAACAGCTAACTTTTTTTCTGGTAAAGAATGGAATGGCGAAACAATACCTCAAGAATACTATTGTCAAGTTCAACATTATTTGGCTGTAACAGGTTTAAAATTTGCATATATATGTTGTCTTGTTGGAGGTAATGATTATAAAGAATTTTATCTTGAAAGAAACAATGATGAGTGTAATTACTTATTAGAGTATTGTGACTGGTTCTGGAAAACTTATATAGATACTAAGTTACAACCTCCTCCTGATGGTTCTGCTGCATATAGTGAGTATCAAAAACAAATGGCTGAAAAGTTAGAGGATAAAGAGATTGAACTTAATTTTGATACTGTTGAATTTGATAAGTTAAAAGCAGAAATAGAAGAGAGAAATCAAAAAATAGAATTAATCAAACAAACTTGGATAGATGAAATGATTAAAACAGGTGCTAAAAAAGCTAAACTTGGTAATCATAAAATAACAACAGTTACTCAAAAGAGAGAATCTATTGATAAGAAAAAGTTAAAAGCAGAAATTAAAGATGCAGATAGATTCTTTAAAGTAACAGAAAGTAAATTTTATAAAGTAAGCTAACCGAAACGATTAAATAGGAGGATAACATGACAAAAGAAATTAAAACAGCAAAAAATAAAATAGGTACTAGTGCAAATATAACACAAGCACAAGAAGGACAATTCAGTCCAACAACAATACTTCAAAATATGCTTAAAGAAAATGGGAAGAAACTAAAGGCTGTTCTCGGAGATAATGCTGGTGCTTTTATGGTATCTGTAATCAATCTATATAATACAGACTTAATCGGAGTAGAGCCACAAACAGTTTTAAACTCAGCTTTTATAGCAGCAGCTTTGAAGCTTCCTATAGAAAAAAATCTTGGATTTGCATATATTTATAAATATGGTAATCAAGCCCAGTTTATTCTTGGTTATAAAGGGATGATTCAGTTAGCTCTTAGAAGTGGTGGAGTAAGAAAAATAAATGCTATTCCAATAAGAGAAGGACAAATAATATCCTTCAATCCACTTACAGAAGAAGTTAATTTTAACATGACAGTAACTGGTGGAGAAGTAGTTGGATATGCTGCTTATATGGAGTTAATTAATGGTTTTAATAAGACTATTTATATGAGCAAGGATGAAATTGAAAATCATGCAGATAAATTTTCTCAAACATATAAAAAAGATAAAGATAGAAAAGAATGGGATAAAAAATCAGTTTGGTCAAAAAATTTTGATGAAATGGCCATCAAAACTGTATTGAAAAAAATATTGAAGTTTGCTCCATTATCAACTGAAATGCAACTCATGGAAACTATTGATCAATCTTCAATTAAAAAAGCCGATATTGACGAAGCAACAGGATCTTTAATAGTTGAAAGTGTTGAATATGTAGATAACCAACAAAATATGACAAAAGCAACTAAAGAAGAAAAAGAAGAGCTGTTATCTAATGCACATACTATTTCATACGATATTCTTAAGGTGGCAAAGGAACAAGGTATTGATTTTAACAATGCTACTAAAGATGATTTAGATACATTACAATCAGTATTAGATGAAGAAACCAATAAGAGGATGTAATTATAAAATTGCAAGGGAGTAAATAAGTTGAGAAGAGTGGATGAAAGTGGAATACAACTAAAGGATGTTAAATATTTTAATCCAGAATTTCATGATAAACATAAAAATGAATGGACAACAAAAGAAATTGAATACATCACAACTTAAGATACATTAGTTGTGATGAGCCTGACCCTTGGTCGAACAGCTGGAGCTATTTGTTAAATAAGAAGTAAATTAAGAAAAATAAGAGGTTGAATAATGAGATTAAATAAAACTTGTCTATCTTGTAAGCATGTAACTGGAAATATAAATATAGGGGATGAAGTTTTCCTTAAATGTGGATTTTTATCAAAAGTAGAAATATTTGTCGAAATAGATTATCAGTGCAAAAATCATGACTTTATAGATGTTATTAAAAAAAATATAGATAAACAGGAGGATTAAAAATGTCAAAATTATCTTATTCTTTTGATGAAGAAAATTACTATGGAGATTTCGATACAATAGAAGAACTTATTAATGAAGTACTAAACGATTCTAATTTTACAGATAGAATAGAACAAGGTGAAAATTATTTGTTAATTAATATAGGTGAAAATGTTCCGTATTGTGATTGTGGGTCAGATATTTACGAAGATATGATTGAGTTTTTTCAAGAAATAGCTTATAAGGAATCGGACTATGCAGAAAATTATTTATCAAATATAAAACCTGAACACGAAGAGAATTTTAAAAAGAAACTAGATGAAATATGGAACGACTTTAAAAAACAAATTAATGACGAGCATCCATTCTACAATGTTGAAAATTGTAAAGATTACAGAGTTTATACAAATGGAAAATATGAAGTTTTGGATGATAAAAATCGGTAGGTGTGTTTAAAATGATAATTAAAAATAAAGAATATCTTAATCGTATTTTGGAAATTGTTCCTCTTGAAGGTGAGGTTAAAAATTATCAAGTTAGATATAAATTTATAAAAAATTCAGAAAAATTAAATTATTTAGTAGTTAGAGTAAAGTTCATTGGTTTCATTGTTAAAATGAAGGTTCAAAATTAA